TTCACCAAAAGAGAGGTGGTCGTGAAAGAACACAACCCCGGAGCAAGATATCAGAATTTTATTCCGATTGAGTTCATCAACGACTACATTGAGAAACTTAACGGTATTAAACCTGGAGATGTCGTTACAGTAAAAGGTTTTCTGAATGGAAGGCTGTGGGAGTTGCCAGGAAAACGAGGGTGCTTTCTCTCCATAAGAGGGGTTAGCATTACAGCACAATCTACGGGAGGCTATCAGCAATATGGAAACCGAATCCCGGCAGAAAACACAACCACCAACGACGTGCCGCCTGAGACTCAAGCCCAAATTGATGCAGCACGAGCTGGGCTTACGAGCACTAAGCCTGCAGCAACTGAACCGGATGACTTGCCATTTTAGGCAATCAACTGACTGTCAAGCAAATAGCCCCACCGTATTAACAGTGGGGCTATTATGATTTTACTATTTTTTCTTGCTTAACCTCTTCTTTATCCTGTCGGATTTTTTCTCGCTCACTTTTTTGATTTTAACCTTCCCGGTGCGAGTGTTACCCCTCTCCTCTGTTGTGAATTGGTCTTTCCTGCCTCCGTCCCCCTTGTAATATAAACTATAAGAACGCCCCCTGCGAGCTGTTGCGTCTGGAGCATCAGGCGTCGTGCGACTTCCTCTGCTGTAAACAGTGTTGTCTAATTTCTCCCGCTCTCGCTGGGTTTTCTTTTGGCTTCTATTAAACTGTCGATTGGCACTATTGGCAGCAACTCGACCTCTGAGTTTCTTAAGCATCTCAATAAATTTTACGTGAAACAATAATTATCTGGCGCCCTCTCCTTTGCGCCCTCTATTTGTAGACGACTTAACATACCGACCCACAGCATGGTCGTAATCTTTTCCCCTCCTAGAAGCCTTCCCATGCTTCCTGTCGTACTTTCTGTTCTTTGTAGAAAGCTCGCTGCGCTTTTTCCTTTGCTCTGGTCTAGCGTTCACTTTCTTGTCTGTCGCGGCCTTCTTCTTACGAGCCTCTGGATTGTCCCTATAATATTTCGCACTCTTGGATAGAGAGCTGTAGGGTTGTTTTCTTGGTGCCATACGTATTAAATATTTGGGGAGAGCCCCTCGAATGGATTCACTCCCTTCATTACATCTTCAGTACTTCTCTCTTCAAACTTCTTCGGACCTCCTCCACTCTGCCTCTGGTCTATGAGCTCGCTCTGCTGTGTGCTCTGAAGGCTAACCCTCTTGTCCTTTCGGTCCTCCTTATACCCCTCAAGCGCTCTGCGGACAGAACTCTTCTCCTTCTCTATTGCCATCTCCCACTGCTTCGTCAATGAAACCTTCTCCATTTCACTCTGGGCCTCAAACACCTTCATCCGCATATCAAGCTCAGCCTCGAACATCTTCATTTCCTTATCCATCTCCAGCTTCATCTTCTCTCGCTGCATATCTTGAATCCCAGCTGCCTGCAATTGTTCCATCTGGCGCTGATGTTCAACTTCAGCATTCTTCTGAGCTTCGAGCATTCTTTTCTTATATCGAGCTTTTATGATTTGTTTGGCTAACTTAAGATTCTCGATTTCCTCTATATCAATCTTGTCCTCAATAGATATAGCTCCAGTCTGGAGCGCATCATTCATTGCCTGAACAAATTCAGCTCTCTCTGCCTCAGTGGAGCGTAAGTCTACGTTGACAATAAACTGATACTTATGGATATTAGCGACCTCCTTAATAATATCCGTAGTGTATTCGCCCATTATCGCCCGAACTATAGGCTCAGTTTCCCCAAAAACAGCTGCGGCATGCAGTCTTGACATTATAGCCTCAGAAGCCCTCTTCTGGATACTCATCAGGCCATTAAAGATGTTGTTCACAACTCTAAGAGAAGCTGATACGGTACCAGCATACACTGATTCTGACGTCCTCGGAGGAGGAGCCCCTCCTGCCGCCTGAGGATTAATCCCTGTGATGTTATGCAACTGAGACACGAGAGTGTTGTACACGTTTATGAGCTCCATTAGCTCGCGCCCCTGAGAATCAGGCATATCATGGATAGGCATTCGCACATTCCCGGAGTCATCAATCAACGAAGACCCAGAAAACAACAAGTCACCGTCATCCCTCATTATTTTAACCTGCTGAATGGGGGTTAGTTTTGTACCATCTCCCATCTCAAGAGTACCTAAGCCGTCAATGTCAATAGCATATCCCTTCGGCTTCATCTTCAGAACAAACTGTCTTATCTTTATCCTTGTGATGTAGATGTCGTCAGAGATGTCTACTATTTTTCGCCCAATCGACTCTGATGATAGAGTAAACATGATAAACGGGGGAATGGCTTTTCTATTATTAATTGGGTCCCTCATCATGTCATCAACCAATTTATACCCGAAGACACACTCGGCCCCTGGGACATAATATCCCTCATACCACACCTCATAGGGGATAGCCAGAGCCTCTGACTTCATATTGGGATTTGGCAACCAATAATCATCTTTGTCAATGTATTTGTATCCCCCGTGCCGGTTGTACTTCTTCTTCTTCATGTCATACCTATTGGCCTTGAAGGTGAAGTACATGACATCCACTGTGTTCTGTTTGTCATCCCCGCTCATCTGCCTATAATCCCCTCTGAATCCTGATAGATTTGCCAGGCTGCGTAACTTATCTGGCGTGAGTTCACGATACCCAATCTTCTCAACCTGAGACAGCGTCATTGCCATATACTGACCGAAATAGAAACACTTACTAGCATCGCGGGTGTTGTCTACGTCCCGACTATATATGAAATTGGCCACATCGTTATACTCAAACCGACACACTGTTTCTGCGTCCGGAACAACCCTGGCCACTCCTCGCCCCACAACAGCTAAGTCCTCTGCAATATGATTAAATGTCTCTCTCCAGTCTGAATAGTCAAACACCTTTTGAATTGCTATTTCTGAGGCTATTTCTGAGGCTTGCTTGTACTCAAGCTCCATATATGTATTCAGCTCATCTTTAGACTCAGGAATGAACCCCTGGTGCCTAAAATCCATACCCATAAGATTGCTCAATTGCTCAGCCTCGTCTCTTGTGTACATAGCCTTGAGCTTCTCTCTGCGAAACCGGCTTCTGGCCTCCTGTGAGTGCACATCGACTCCAGTGACAACAGTTCGATACTTGTCATAAGAAAACCCCTCTACGATAGCATTAACGAATCGAGGCATCTCGGACGAGTACTTCCAATTTACCCTCAACGCAGATAAATCCTTGTGCGTATTAAAAAGAGGCTTAAGGTGACTGGCGTCAACCTCCCCCTTCATGTGGCTTCTTAACATTTTGATATCCGACCGCTCTTTAGCTATTAACGACGAGCCCCATTCGCTGTCAATGTATTGAGCCATTCTTTTTCCGAACTCCAGAGAATCCTTTTCGGCATTCCCCGCTAACATGTCTGGCATTATGTATTTCATCCTACATCAATTAAAATTGTAATAATCACTAGCCTTTATCGTAGCGCCCGTGGCGCCCTTTGATTTATTCTTAAGTAAAAACTTTTGAGTCCCATATACAGCCAAGCATGCTGACACGGTTGCATCAAAACGAGTTCTGTCGTTAATGTCGAACTGCATCATATCCGCGAGAAGCTCGTTAAACGGACAATTGCCAATCTCACCATACTCTCGATACTCGTCACTTTCAGCATACCCCAGATGGTCCTCCACATACTTCTGCAAGAACGAAGCCTGGTTTTTAATCAAATTAACATCCGTACCCGGTATTCCTCCGTACATAGCCTCATCAGACGTAAGCTTTAATTTGTCTGGTCTACGCATCGAATATCTGGTAAGCCCAGCCGCATGCATGACTTTAAGCAACTCAGGAATATTATTCTCGATGAGAGCCGGCATACTATAATACACCATAGCCATCATTGCATCATCAAAAAATATATTCAAGTTCTGTGGCCTGCCTATGTATGTCAAAAAGAACGAGTTTTTTGGAATCCCATCTATAGGATGCTCCCCGATGTACCCAATGATAGACCCCTTAGAACCATGGCCATACTTAACCTTATTAACTTTGTATGGGTCAATACCAAAACAACCTATCTCCAGCACGGGAGACTTCTTGCCCAGCTTCATTCTAAACATGTTCACGGAGTCCTTATCCGGGAACCACGATATCTTGAATCGCCCTCCATTTGTCTCATAAAATTCAGCACCGTCCTCATGGTCAAAACCATTCTTCCACCTAAAATTACCAATCTTATACGGAT